TCGGTGCATCTATCGCCTGAAGAACAAGATCCTGTCCAACGACGAGGCCGAGGACGTTCCTTTCGCCACCTCGTCTCCCATCCTGAACCCGCACCGCTGGGACGGGATGAGCGTGGCCGAGACGGTGAGCGATCTGCAAGCCCTGCGGACGGAACTCACGCGGCAGATGGTCAACTCCGCTGCGCTGGCGAACAACCCGCGCACCAAGGTGCTGACGGACGCCACGGGCGCACCGCTGGCCAACGTGGACGACCTGCTCACGTCTGCCCCGGGCCGAATCTTGCGCCAGCGCCAGCCGGGAGCCATCGAGGAGCACGTCACGCCGTGGGTTGGCGGCCAGATGTTCCCGATGCTGGAGTACATCGACCACATGCGCGAGCAGCGCACCGGGGTCTCGCGTGCCCAGCAGGGGATCGACGCCAACGCCCTGCGCCACGACCGCACCGCAGCCGAGGTCATGCAGACGGCCAACGCCGCTGCCGCGCGGATCGAGCTGATCGCCCGCATCTTTGCCGAAACGCTGGTCAAACCCATCTTCAAGGGGATTTTCAAGCTCCTGACCGATGGCGAGATGGACCAGATCGCGTTCCGGCTGCGCGACCAGTTCGTGCAGATCGACCCCAACGAGTGGCGCGATGGTTACGACATGACCATCAACGTCGGTCTCGGAACCGGCGACAAGAGCCAACAAGCGGCCATCCTGCAAGCGATCTTCCAGCAGCAGGGCGCGCTGATGCAGTCCCCGATGGGCCAACTGCTGGTCAAGCCGAAGAACGTGTATTCGACGGTCAGCAAGATCGTGGAGAACGCCGGCTTCAAGAACGTGGGCGACTTCTACCAAGACCCGGGCGAAGCACCGATGCCGCAGCCCGGCCCGCCGCCGCAACTGGCGCTGAAGCAAATGGACCTGCAGGCCGACGCGCAGAAGTTCCAGGCGCAGACGCAGCACGAAAAAGACCTGGAGCTGTTGCGCGCTCAGGCCAAGCTGGCTGAGACGCAAGGCAACCTGCAACTGCAAGCGGCCAACGATCAGCGGGACGCCGAGCGGGAATTGCTCGTTGCCCAGCACAACCGCGAGATTGAGGGCATGCGCCTGCAACTGGACGACCTCATGAACCAGCGGGACAACCAGACCCGCATCCAGGTGGCCCTCATCAACCAGCAGGGCAAGCTGAATGCAGCCGCGCAGAGCGCCGCGCAGAAGCAAGAGAAGCAAGAAGCCCAAGAGGCGCCCGCGCAATGACGGCGCAGGATTTCGTGGACCAGTTGAACCACGCCGAAATGCCACGTCTGGGCTATGAGCTGGTTCGCACGGCAAGCGGCGGCGTGACGTTAGAGCATTGGTGCTTCCCGGTCTACGACCGCGCGCACTCTGACATCAAAGACTTCGACAGCAGAGACCCCATCGCTGCACAGCGCAAGCGCGGAGTGGCGCCGAAGTATTCGGCCAAGTATCCGGCCAACCAACGAACCCGCGAGCGGACTCAATGACCGAGCAGCAGATCAGCAGCCGAGGTGTTGAAGCCTCTCAGATCCTGGAGAGCGCCGTCTACCAAGAGGCGATGGAAGCCCTGCGAGCGGCCATTGTGAACAAGTGGAAGGAATGCCCCTTGCGTGACAAGGAAGGACAGACCCTGTCGCTGCAGATGATGCGGCTGGCCGACACCTTCGAGGGGCTGCTGCGGGGCTACGTGGAGGCTGGCAAGTACGCCAACCACCAGATTGACCTGAACGCGGCGCGTGCCGAATCGCCCGCCCGACGAATCCTCAACCGAGTTCTTTAACCGGCGAACACCCGCCATTCCCGCGAACGCAGCGATGCGCCGCAAGCCTCTTCGGTGTCTAGGAGGAGGCTTCAGACTGAAAGCAAAGCATGTCTTTGAACGACGGACAAGCCGATACCGGCCCCGGCACCATTGACGAACTGGCCGCCTTCCTTGTCGATAACCCCGAGGCCGACACCGAGGAAGAAAGCCAACCCTCCGAGGAACCCGAGCAATCGGACAACTCCGAAGAGCAAACCGAGGAAGCACCGGCTGACGACGAATCCGAAGAGGAAGAGTCCGAAGACGACGCCAAAAAGCCGGCAAGCGCCCTCAAGTTCAAAGTCCCGGTCAAAGGCGCAGACGGGCAGGAAACAACCCTTGAGGTTGACGAAAAAGAACTCGTCGCAGGCTACCAGCGGCACGCGGACTACACCCGCAAGACCCAGGAGCTGGCCGACCGGGAACGCGAAGTCACACAGCAAGTTGCGACCAAGCTCGAAGAGAGCCGCAACCACTACTTGCAGCAGGCGCAGCTGGCACGCGCTGCCGTCCTGCAACTCGCGGGCCTGAAGAGTCCCCAGGAAATGGCGCAATTGGCTCAGGCCGACCCCGCATCGTGGGTTGCCGAGCAGCAGCGCGCAAACGCCATCCAAGGTGTGTTGTCCCAGCTTGAGCAGGGGATGACCAGGGAACAGCAGGAGCTGGCCCAGAAGCACCAGGAGAACGCTCAGAAGGAAATCTCCCGCGCGTGGGGGGTTCTCGGCCAGCAAGGCATCGACAAGGCCAAGCTGACCGACATCTTCGACCGAGTCCACACGAAGTACGGCGTTCCCAAGGAACGGCTGCACAACGTGACCGACCCGGCGCTGGTGCTTCTGATGCGGGACGCCGTGGCGTACCAGGGGCTCAAAGACAAGAAGGCGGAAGTGACGGCCAAGGCGAAAGAAGCGCCCAAGCTGCCGCAACGCCAGAGCGTGCCAAAGAGCGAAAAGGTCAATCAGACGCTGAACCGGCGATTCTCGTCGGGCAAGGCGAAGCTGGCAGACCTGGCCGCGTACATCGGAAACAACAACCTGTAAGCAGCGCCGAGAGGCGTCCTGAAAGGAATCGAAGTGGCTCTCCCCAGCAATACGTATACCCGCTACAGCGTCGGCACCAACGCCCGCGAAGACCTGATCGAGAAGATCACCAACTCCTCGCCCGAGGACACGCCGGTCATCTCCAGCTTCGGCCGTGACACCGCCGAGAACACCTACCACGAGTTCCAGCGCGACTCGCTGCGTGCCGCCAACAAGGACAACGCGGCGCTGGACGGCGACGATGCGTCCGGCTCGGCCAAGACCGCCCCGACCCGCGTGGCCAACTACTGCCAAATCTTCCAGGACGCCATCGTCGTGTCCGGTCGCGCGGAAGTGGTCAAGAAGGCCGGCATGAAGTCCGCCATGGCCTACCACAAGGCCAAGGCGTACAAGGAACTGCAGCGCGATGCGGAAGCAGCGCTGCTGTCGGCCAACCCCGCTGTGGCAGGCGCTGCCGGCACCGCTCCGAAGGCCGGCGGCCTGGGCGTGCTGATCTACACGAACGCCTCGCACGGTGCTGGTGGCGCTACGGCTGCGCACACCTCGGGCGCTCCGACCACGGCTGTCACCGCTGGCACGGCCCGCGCCTTCACCGAGGCGCTGCTCAAGACCTCGGTTGCAAACGTGTTCAACGCCACGGGCAAGGGCGTGCCGATGGTCGTGTGCTCGATGAGCCACAAGCAGATCTTCGGCGGCTTCACCGGCATCGCGGCCAACCGCGTGAACCTGCCGGGCAGCAAGGGTCAGGGCGTGGTGGTGGGCGGTGCGGACGTGTACCTGTCGGATACCGGCCGCATGGAAATCGTGCCGCACTACATCCTGAACGGCGCCTCGACCGTGTACGGCCTGAACCCCGAGTTCGGTGACGTGGCCTACCTGCGCGGCTTCCAATCGACGCCGCTGGGCAAGACCGGCGACTCCATCAAGGAGCAAGTGCTGGTCGATGCCACCTTCCGCCTGACCTCGGAAGTGGCCTGCTTCAAGATCGCCGATCTCACGCCCTGATCCGGGCTGACTGAGTGAAGGGGCTGGCATTCGTGCTGGCCCCTTTTTCTTGGCAAACGCATGCCGATTGATCCAGTCGCCAGCCGCTTGCTCCCACCTTTCCAACGCTGAGAAGCGCCGAAATGTCCACTCTCACGATCAACGAAGGTTTCAACCCCAACACGGGCGTTCAGACCAAGACGCACTTCGACAGCGACGAGGCCATCGTCGTTGAGAAGACGTTTGACGCCGAGCCGCACCTGAAGTACGTGCAGCAACTGCGCGAAAGCTACGAGGGGCAGCGCTGGGGCGAGGGAAAGATCATCGGCCACATCCCGCCGGCCTTCCACGCCGAGATCCTGCTGATTCGTGACCCGGACGAGCGCGATCGCCGGCTCATGGAGTTCTTCCAGCAGAACCCGAAGTTCATCACCTACGGCCGGGGCCAGGCGTGAGCATCTCCACCGCCTCCGAGCTGCAATCTGCGGTTGCCAACTGGTCGAACCGCACCGACCTGGCCGACCGCTTCGGTGAGTTCGTCGCCCTGTTCGAGGCCAAGGCGAACCGGCGTCTCCGCGTGCGCGCGATGGAAGCCTCCTTCGATACAGTCGCTCTCGTCAGCGGTGCGGCAACCCTTCCTGCCTCGTTCCTGGCCTTCAAGGAACTGCGCTACGACGGCTCTCCCTCCTGGGCGCTGGAGCCTCGCCCCCTGCAGTGGGTGCGCGATCAATCCGACCAGGCCACGCCTGCCCGCTACTACGCCGTCACGGACACGCAGGTTGTCTGCTGGCCACAGGACGGAAGCGTCAAGGGCACCTACTACAAGCAAATCCCCTCGCTGACGGCCAACAGCACGAACTGGCTCCTGACCACGCATCCCGGCGTCTACCTGTTCGGCTGCCTGGAGCAAGTCGCGTTCTACCTGCGTGACCAGCAGATGCTGCAAAACGCCTCCACGCAGCTTGAAACGCTGCTGGACCAGGTGCAAGGCGCGGACAACGCCAATGCGCTCAATGGCGGCCCGCTGCAGGTTCGCCCGCAAGTGATGGTGCGATGAATCCCATCACCGGCTACGCGCCAGATAGCGATCCCACGGCTCCGGGCGTCCTGACGGACTGCACGAACCTCGTTCCCTACGAATCCGGGTTCCAGGGTGCGCCGTCTGCTGTCGCGGTCAATGCCGCTGCTCTGGCTGCGGAATGCCGTGGCGCAGTGGTGGCGACGAAGCTGGACGGAACTCGCCGGGTGTTCGCTGGCACGCAGAACCGCCTGTATGAACTCTCGGGCGCATCGTGGACCGACCGCAGCGCCGGAGCGGTGGATTACACGGGTTCCGCTGAGGCTCGCTGGTCCTTCTGCCAGTTCGGCGACACCACCATCGCATCAAACCTGACCGATGCGATGCAGTCCTCGTCCTCGGGCGCGTTTGCCGCGATCACGGGCGCTCCGAAGGCAAAGATTGTCATCTCGGCCTCCAATAACTTCGTCCTGGCGTTCAACACCAACGACGACCTTGGACAGCGGCCTGATGCGTGGCGGTGCTGCGCCCAGAACGATCAGACCGACTGGACGCCCAACGTCACCACCTCGGCCAACCGTGGGCGGCTGATCGATGTGGAAGGCCCGATCCAGGCGGCGCTGATGCTCGGGGACAACCCCGTTGTCTACAAGCAGCGCGGCATCTTTCTCGGGCAGTACGTCGGTGCGCCGGAAGTGTGGCGCTTCACCCTCGTTCCTGGCGGTGAGGCGGGGGCTGTGGGTCAGGATGCTGTTTGCGACATCGGCGGGGTGCACTTCATTGTCGGCAACGACAACTTCTGGCTCTACGACGGCACCAGGCCCATTTCTCTCGGCGTGGGGATCGTGCGCAAGTGGTTCCTGTCCAACTCGTCCCCGACGTACCGCTACCGCACGAAGGTGGCCTATGACCGGCAGACCTCGCTGGTGTCCATCTCGTTCCCGTCGCTGAACTCCACGGGCGCTTGCGACTTGAAGCTGGTCTTCCACGTCGGCACCAAGGCGTGGGGCAGGGCGGACGCGACGGTGCAGGCCCACATGCAGTTCATTGCCCCGGGCCTGACGATCAATTCGCTGGATTCGGTGTCCTCGACCATCAACGCGCTGCCGAACATCCCCTTTGATGCCCAGTATTGGGTGGCTGGTGGTCAGCAGGCAGCGTTCTTCAACGCCTCCAACCAGCTTGTGGCGCTGAACGGCACCTCTGTTTCTTCGTCCTTCACCACGGGGGATGTGGGCGACGACGACCAAGTCACGATGGTGGACAAGCTGCGCGTGCGATGGATCTCCAAACCGACCACGGCGAGTGCTACGGGCCTCTACAAGTTCAACGAGGGCGATGCGCTCACGACCGGGCCGACCAGCTCCGTCAGTGACGGCAAGTTCGACCTGCGCCAATCTGGTCGCTTCCATCGGTTCCGCGTGGACATGACGGGCGACCACAAGGTGTCGGCCTATGCGGCCAAAGTCATTGCGGTGGGGACGCGGTGAGACTGCCGGAGAACCCCCCGCTGCCAACCAGCGGTGATCCCAAGGATCTGATGGCCCAGGTGCAAAAGCTCCTGCGCCAAGTCAACCAGCAGGTCAACGCGCTCACGGAAGGCAAGAGCGCTGCGGTCACGAACGCCTCCACCGTTCCGCCTCCTGACGGGACGGGGAATCCGGGTGATTTCGTCGCCAAGGCCAACGCAGTTGCCCAAGGCCCGGTGGGCTCGCAGTACGTGCTGATTGGCTGGCGCTGTGTTTCCACCGGAGGCTCCACCCAGTGGCTGGAGGTGATCGAGAACGTCCGCGTTCCTCCGCCCACCGTTCCCCCGACGCCGGCCCCGACCTCGGCGCCGAGTCCCGCTCCTGCGCCCACGCCGTACAGCCAGAAGATCCAGGCCGAGAGCGCCACGCTGCACGGGATCACGGCAGTGACGACGATTGCCGGGTACGAGGGCACGGGACACGCGGACTGGTTCCGCTCGGGCTATGACGAGTATCTGGAGTTTTCGTTCACCGGGTTGACAGCCTCGGCCTCGGGCGATCTGACCCTGCGGTACGCCAACTATGGCGACCAGACCATCACGATTTTGCTCAACGGAGCATCGACGGGCACGCGGTACACGTTCGCGGGCTCGGGTGGGGCGTGGGCGAACAAGGTCATCTCAGGGGTCTCGTTCGTCAGCGGCACGAACACAGTGAGACTGACGCCGGAGTGGTCTGGGTACACGTACTTTGACTTTGCGCAGTTCGACCAGTTGACGGGCGCTCCCCCGCCCCCGCCTCCTGCGCCCGCGCCGACTCCTGCGCCCCCTGCGGCTCCTGCGCCTGCCCCGGCTCCTGGATCGGCCCCGTTCTATCCCTTCGGCTCGCGCATTGACGGCGCCTATCCCTTCGGCATCAAGCCAAACGGAGTGCACACCAACGCCACGATGGATGCGGCGGTGAAGGCGTGCTACGACAAGTGGAAACTGGCTCGCCTGGCCAAGTCGCCGACCTTCATCGGCACGTCCCCGGGCATCTACGCAGGGCAGACGATCACGGACGGCTATCACGTCCAGTGGGAAGACTCCAGCAACGCCACCCGTTCCGAGGGCATCGGCTACGGCATGTTGATTACCGTGCTGATGGCCGGGTACGACGCCAACGCGAAGGTGTACTTCGACGGCATGTACAAGGTGGCGCGCGGTCGTCCTGCGTTTGGGATGGTCAATTCAGGGGGGAACGCAAACCTGTACCTGATGGACTACCTGATCCTGCCCAACATGGACAGCGGGGACGGGTGGAGCGCGGCAGACGGGGACATGGACATTGCCCTCGCCCTGTTGATGGCGCACAGGCAGTGGGGCTCGTCGGGCGCGATCAACTACTACCAGCAGGCGCTGAACACCATCAACGCCCTGAAGGCGGCCGACTTCGCGACCAACGGGGTCATGTACGCGCGCAACGTCTCGCGGGTGTCCGACTACATGGCGGGGCACTTCCGCTCGTTCAAGGCGGCGACCAATGACAGTTTCTGGGATGACGCGCGCACCAACAGCCTGACGCTGGCGCAGAACATCACGACGAATTTCTCGGCCACGGCAAAGCTGCAGCCGGGGTTCATCTACGACCCGTTGGGATCGAGCCCTCGC